ACCACCACCTAATGTAAGCCCAACGCCTGTTGCAGTGTCACTGGTCTTGGCGATGTATAGGTTCCCATCAGACGCAAACCTAGCCTTCTCACTGCCGCCAATATCAAATGCTAAAACAGCACCAGAACCTCTAGCATCAATCGTGCCGCCAGTGCTGTCACCATAAAGTTCCAACGCTTGCGCTGCGTTATTTCCTTCTAAACGTATGATACCCCTTGTTGCGTGTGCAATTTCCAAACCAGCAGAAGAGGTTGTTCCGAATGACGGTGATGAAGTGCCGATGCCCCAGTTTTGAGTGCCGATTGAGCCAATCTGCGAGGTGTCCTTGAACAGCCCGATTAACTCACCGTCTGTCGAAAGCCTGTTCACATTGAATGGACTGCCGCCATCACGAGTGATGTCCAATGCCTGTCCACTGCTTCTAAATTGACTGCCAGCCGTAGCCATAGCTTCAGAGGTTTTGCCAATCAGCAGATTGCTGCTTGAGAGGCGCATATGTTCAGCCGATCCCGTGGCAAAGACCATACTGTCTACACCAGATGCACGGAAGATGTATGGATTAGACGTATCGCTTGCTGCGCCAGATGACGCAAACCTAAGACCGCCATCTATCCTTACGCCGTGGGACTGCGTGTATAATTTAGCTGAGTTGTCGTGATACAGAGTAACTGCGCCGTTCTCTGCTGCATTAACCATATATTCATTCAATCCTGCGTTCATCAGTCCTATTTGACTTGAACCACCAATGAACAACCCGCCAGTGCCGCTATCAACAATCTGGGAATGACTACCCGTATGGGTGATTTGCAAGTCAGAGCCAGCACCAAAGATGGCCTTGTCGTTGTCAGCAAAGACAATATCGTTTCCGTTGCTTTGCAAGTCACCGCCAAGCTGGGGGGTGGTGTCCTCGACTACGTTGTCAATTGCGTTTGGATTAGCGGTTGCACTGGACGCAATCCCATCCAGCTTCGTGCCGTCAGCCGCCACATCACGCCCATCAACAGTGCCGCCGACTGTGATATTGCCGGTTGCCCCCAGCGTTGTAAAATCACCCGCCGCTGGCGTTGTGCCGCCGATCACAGTGCTGTCGATTGTCCCGCCGTTGATGTCAACCGTTGACAGCACGTCCTGCTCAATCGCGTTGTTCAATTCGGCGCGGGTGATCTTTTTTGTCACCGATCCGCTGGCGTCCACGATCAGGAACAGATCATCCGCTGCCGTGGCCGATCCTGCGATTGCGTCTAATTCTGAAACTTTTTTATCAGCCATATCACCACACCGTTATTTCTACATAGCCAGCTTGACCGGCTGTTGAGTTGCTATCGCCAGATGCCCCTGCCGCACCATAGCTGATCGTTAACGTCTGGCCGCCCACGTTTGTGCCAGTGACATATTTCTGGACGACATTACCAGCCATTCCATTGTCTGGCGGTCCATCATATGTGAAATTACCACCAGCACCCGCGCGGCTTCTACCGCCTGCTGCGCCCTGCGCGTTTAAAACATCACCACCAGTTGAGCCGCTGATAATGTCGTCCATCGCGCCTCCCGTTTCATATTCACCAAACCGCCCGCCTGTCGCTGTTACGGCAATGCTTAACGTGCCGTTAGTGACTGTTGTACTGCCGCCGTCTGAGCCATTAGTCACGCCCAAACCGCCGCCAGATGTGAAAGCAGTAGAACCACCACCACCGCCACCAGATGCGCGGATCAGCACCGCAACAGCACCAGATGGGATCGTATAGTTGCCGCTGGTCCTGATCGTTATCACTTGCGGGTATACAACTGCGTTTTCATCAATCGACTGCTTAACACGCAGCGGCGTCATCAACTCTGTGTTATTTGTCCCCGCCTCCGCTGTTGCCTGCGATGCAACCGCAAGGTCGATGATCTTTGTGCCGCTGCTATTCAGCACATCAATCCCGCCAGCAGATGCCGCCTTTAGACTGTCGGATATTAGCTTGACGCGGCTGTTTGTGACATCCATCTCCGCAACGATGATCCAGTTGGCATCGTTCTTGTCGCGGATTTTCAGATAGTTGTTGGTCGTATCCATCCACCACATATTCGCAAACGTGGTTGATGGCGCGGTGGCGCTGCTATTGTTTGATGCAATAGCCGCCAGCGCGTTGTTCAGATCAGACCTAAATGCTGGGGTGGTCTGATTGTCGATCACATAGTCATGCGTTGCCATTAGTTGTATCTCACTTTTGCCGCTAATTCTTCAATCGCAGGCGTCACATCATTGGCGGTTGATTGCAATTCTACCTTAAACCGAAAAGCCCGTCCACTTAGGTCACCCGACTTAAAACGCTTATAAGCTGACCACGATGGCGATCCCGCTGGGTCGTCGTCTGTGGTGCTGACAAATTGCACCACGTCAACGTCAGCAAATGACGAACCGCCGGTCAAATCATCGAACAGTGCTGGCAAGCTGTCGAACAAGCCAGTCAGCGTGTCGAACGTGTCGGTCGCTGCGTCGTTCACCCGCAACACCTTCACATCCATATTCACCCGCGCAACTCTAACGGATGACGTGTCAATGTAGTTGCTAAAATCATATGTGGCTGTTGTTGGCGCTGATGATGGGTCTGTGATCCTCAAACGATTGCTGACAACGCTGCAACCTGTTTTGCTGCCGCTAAAAGCGGTGTGTTCTGTCTGTGTCAGCGTGTTTGTGAAAACGTCCAAATCTTCCGCGCGAATGACCACGCTGGCCGCACCTGCTGATTGGTTTCCTGATTTGTCATACGCCTTTATCATATAGGTGCCGGAACGTGGCGGCACTGTGACGCTATTCGCTGGCCGTGCGACTTTGTTGACCGCTGTCGTTGCGTTTGCAAACGTTGCGCCTGTTTCAGATGGCGTGAACCTGATGCGATAAAACGACAGATCCAGATCCGGCACAGCATCCCATTCAAGATGTATCCCCGCAGACGACACGTTGAAGCTGAAATTGCTGACGTCGGCAGGCGGGTCTGACAGCCCTTCGACTGTGATGTTCGTGCGGCTGATGAAATCGCCTTTAATCCCGAAAGTGTTGATCGCTCTGGCGCGGATATCATAATCAGCATCTTCTACGTCGATCACTTCGAACTCGCCCAAATCGCCAATACCAGCAGAAATGAACACGCTGTCCGTTGATTTCTTGAACTGCACTTCGACGTTGTCAATTCGTTCGGGCGCATCGGCTGTGACTGTTGCCTTTATCACATTTGTCAGATGTTCGTTGATGATGCGGGCTTCGCTGCTAACATTCAAACCGATCGGCGGTACATCGAACGGGTCAGCCAGAACTGTGTTGTTTGCTTCGAATGCTGTTTCTTCCGCTGACCAATCGTAAACCGCCGACGATGTTTCGCGCAGTGTCATATTTATTATAATGTTGCCGTTGCCGTCCGGCGCAAAAACCCAGTTGACCACTTCGAACGGCTTGTCGCTAAATCCTGCGCGTGTGTTCGTAAAATTCACAACGTCGCCGACTTGCACTTGCATCGCCCGCAATCCGAATGATGCGGATACTGTAAGTTGTTCGCGGTTTTGATAAAGCGCAATTTTTGCAATCCGCTGTGCTGTAGCTGACGACGCGACAAGGCCCATTTCCAGATCCATTGCACTTTCATCACCGCCATCTGCTTCGATGAACGCAGTTGATTTGACTTGCGGGAAATCGCTGAACTGCCAGTTGCTTTCCTCACCTCTAAACGTGCCGCGCACAATGTTGAAGTTATCCCTGCGGCTGTGCCGCGTCTGGATCGTCACATTTGACCGCAGATCGTCCTCTGTAAACGTGACGGATGGCGTGATGTACGCCGCAGCTTTTACCCGCCATTTGCCTTGCGCATACCATAACACACCACCCATACAACGCAGCAACGCATCAAGCGTTTCCGCTGGCTTGCTGCCTGTCGTGATCGCGCCGTTTGTCGTGTAACGATCTTCTGTCGCGCCGCCAGACAGTGTGACGTCCTGATCGCAGATTGTCGCGGCTGTTGTCAGCAGCGTGTCGTCGATTTCGTCGCTGTCAGCATTCAATCCATAATCAGATGTTATATAATCGCGCAAACATAATGCTGCGTTAGCTGACCAGGCTGTTGATCCGCTGCTGGGATTGTAAACTTTCTTTCCTTTGATTAGCGCTGTCATGTTTGGTTCGCCGTTCGGAAAGGCGTCAGCGTCGAACTCCAGCCGTGTGTATATATAGCAAATGCCTTGCAAGCGGTGATCTGATGTCCACTTGCCATCACTTTCCGCAACCAAATCATCGTCAGCGGTCTGTGTCGTGCTGCCCAGATGCTTATTGACGCGCACTTTGCCAGCATATTTGTCGGGCGCGGTTACTTCGCCGTCACCGTCAAGTGTCAGCGCTTCGTCGTTCAAATAAACTTTCTCGATTTCCTCGCATTCGTGACCGGCCAGCGCTGTTACAACGTGCAGGAATTTGTTGTTGTCGGTTGCCTCTTTATAAACAATTACGCCGCCGATTTTCGTGCGTCCATAAATGATCTGATGATCCTGTATTGCTGACACGCCGCTGACAAGGATCGCAGATTGTGCTGGCTCCTGCTGTGCTGTAGCGCGTGGCTTTGGTGCCAGCGCATTCAGCGCAAGCTGTAGACCGGCAGAAATCAAAAACCGTTGTGCAAAATAGCTGAAAAAGCCACCGGCAACAGCAACAGACGCCGCAGACGCAAACGCTGTTGACGCTGCTGCTGACACGATTGCGGATATAATCAGGCCAAACCCGAAAGCGTGGGCCGGTTCGATGTAGAAAACGACAGCCAGAAAAACAATAATGAACGACAACATCAGCCACGCCCCCAATTAAATTGTTTGTCCTGCAAATCTTCAACAAATTCCAGACCACGGTCGTTCGGATAGCGTGATTTTTGGCTTTGATCTGTGAACCGAAACACCCGCGCACGTTCCAAATCAATCAAACGGCTTTCGATTGACAGTGCAATCGTGCTTGTCTCTGGCCCTTCCTCAATATTCATCTGGTCAATATAGCCGCTGAACAATTCAACCGCTGGCGTTGCGTCGCCTGCTGTAATGTCAATCCTGCCGCTATCTTCGCGCAAGATATAGCTGCCATCCTCTGCCAGCAAATATTCGCGGTTGGCGTCAATCGCGCCGAACATAATTTTGCAAATGCGGCCTTGATATGGCTCTGTTATGGCTAACGATATTAGATTGCTGGGGATGCCAGACAATGTGATCGTCGCGCCCTTCGCTGCAATCTCTGCGGTTTCTTCCATCTCGCTGATTGTAACAAACTGGCCGGTCCCTTGATATGTGATCCCGCCAATCGTCAGATCACCCAAACCTGTCCAGAAAAACAACGGCTGCGTATCAAGATATAGCTGAATGCCGAAAAACGGCTGTATTTCGGTTGCTTCCAGCGCCGTCGTGATGCCGGTTCCGATATCGCGTGACATTACGCCACCGCTTCAACAGCGGCAAAGCTGATGCCATAAACGCTTGCGCTGTCAATTGACCAGTCTGCTTGATTGGTTGTGAGCCTAAACACGCCCTGCGCGTCGCCGACAACAATGGTCGCACCGTCTGCCGGTGCTGTGCGCACATAAGGCCACAACTCCATTGTTGCTTGCCCTGATGCGTTGCTGTCTACGTTTTGCAGCACTTTATGCAGCGTGGCAGATGACCCACCGCCTAGTTGTATATAATCACCGGCCAACAGATAGCCAGTTGCAGATGCGGGCAACCCGTCAACAGTCAGCGATTGACCTGTCTGGCTTGCTCCGTTCACGACTGGTGTGCCTGCTGTCGTTGATGCGCTGCCACGCGCTGTGGCGGCGTTAGGATCGCCCATTAGGAACGTGCCACGCGATCCCTGCAATGACATAAGGAAAGCCGCCCACGTTTCCGCTGTGGCGCGTTTTTGTGGCGGCAAAGTGATTTCTGCTTCCCACCGCTGGCCCTGATGCGCAATGACTTGTTGTTTAAATGTGAACGGGCTTTCGCTGATCGCAACAGCGTTAACACCGCGCAGTGTGACCGCTGCAACGCCTGTGGCTGTCGGAAATGCTAACGGGTACGAAATCGCCATAGTTCACTCCTAAAACGCGGCTGCGAATGATCCACCGCGCCGCCTAGCATCTAAAACCGCACCTTTTGCCGCGTTGCTAATTTGCGGCAACATCTGCATCACTTCTGCGCGAACCGTCTGCTGAACGCCTGTTGATATGTTGACTGTTTGATTGACGACGATGCCCCCGCCACCCATACGGCCATTCGGCACGATAGAGCCGCTCTGATTGGGGACAAACATTTCTGGCCCACGTTCACCCACGACATAGGGCTGACCGGCCTGCACAGGCCCGCCAATGGCCTTCATTCCTGCAACTGAAAATCCCAACCGCTGCGCCAGCGGGCCGGTGATGCTTTGTTGAATTTGCATTCGTATCAAATCGCTGATGATTGATCGTGCCATAGACTTGAACGCATCTTTGACCGACGACGTGCGATCAATCACGCTGACCAGCGCATCCTCAAGCGCGTTCACGCCGTTCATCTTTATGTCTTTTAAGCTGATCAATGTTTTGTCGAATGTTTCTTTGATATCTTCGCCAGTTTTCTTGAAATCTTTGCCAGATTTGTTTGCGCGATCAAACGATGCGCTTGTCGCGTTTATTTCATCTTCCAGACGTTCAAACACGCCAACAAGGCCCAAATCTTTCGCGTTCAACGGCTCTAGTTTTTTTGCCCAATCTATGCCAAGCGCGTCACCTAAATCTTTAGAAAACTCGATCACGCGGTTCAGTTGCCGGATCGTTTCGTTTGTGAACTGCTGTATAGCCTTTGCGCCGCGCTTGAATATGCCGATGATCGTCAGCGCTAAGTTCCTGCCAAATTCCTCAACGCCGCCAGCTTCCTTGACTGCGTCGATGACGTTGATGCGTATGCTGTCGGCAAATGTGCGAAAAGCTGGTGCCAGTGCGCTGACAACGCTGTCACGCACACCTTTGAACAGCGACAGCAATCTGGTGAAACTGTCGTTCGCATCTTCGACGCCTTTGACGGCTTTGGATGACAGAACGACGCCCAGATCATCAACTTCGTCGAACATTTCTTGCAGTGCCGCAGTGCCGCCTTGCAACGTGTTGATAAACGCAACGCCTTCGCTGTCGAACAGTTTGAACGCAAGCCTGACCCTGTCGCCACTGCTTTCAACTTGCTCAAACGCAGCCGCAAGCGCAAGCATTTGATCCTCAAGCGGCTGCTGCGATAATTCACGCGCATTCAGCCCTAGCTCGATCAGCGCGTCTTTTGCTTCGCCGGTACCGACTGCGGCCTCTGACAGCCTGCGCGTGAAACGCTGGACAGCCATATCAACTGTGCGGGTTTGTACGCCAGCTAGTTCCGATGCGTATCGGAGTTTTTGCAATTCAGCGGTTGTCACCCCCAGCTTTGACGCGGTTTTGCCCAGCGTGTCTATGCTGTCCAGCGATGACTTGATAAGCAGGCCCAAACCCGCAGCGCCAGCCAGCCCAGCAAGCGCTGTTTTCATATTTAGGATCGACCGCCCGACACCGGCAAGTGCGCGATTAAGACCCCGAAACACTTTTCCGGTTGTGTCTTTGGCCGCGATTACAATCTGGAGTTTATTCTGTGCCATCTTGCAAAATCCTAAAGTAAGCGAACCATTCGTTCATTTCATCAAGCGTTAATTCTTCAATTTCCGCTTGTGTCTTGTGTAGGCGATCGGCCAAAGCCATCATATTCAGCCGCAGCGGATCGCTTTTTAGTTTTTTTCCGCTTCTTCAATATCAACAACATCGCCAAACATCTGCCCAGCTATGTCGCTAATCAAAGCGACAGGTTCCCGCATCAATATCGCCTTATCCTCCAGCGTGAAAGCGCGTGAACCATCCTCGATTTCTGCCTTCATAATAATCAAATCAACCATTCCGGCGATCGTCATATCATTAAGGAAATTTTTATGCTTGCGTTGCAGCTTGTCAATGTCACCAGCAGTGATGGCACCAACATAAAGCAGCATCGGCGCATCATCTTCTGCCCATTGCTGAACTTCGATGACCCGCCTTTGCTCTTTACGCCGCGCAGCAATCTGTGCGCCCAAACTCATTCAGTTATACCGCGCCGCGTGTTACTGCGCCGGTTCCTTGAAATGAGAAAGACGCCTCGACCATTCCATCGGCTGACGATGAAACGTCGGCTGATGTGATGATGACTGACCCGCTGATGTACTGGTCAGCGCTGTCTGCGCCTTCTGGATAGGCTGTCAGCGTCAGTGCGGCACCCGCAACCATTTCATCTTGCTTCGCGTCATCTGGATCGAAATAACACTCGACGGAGCCGGAAAACGTTTTCAGCCCGACCGCATATGTGCGGCTGGTGTCACCCATCGTGGTGTCCTCGATTGTGTCAGCGGTTTCTGAAATTGTGAACGAACGGATTTCGCCGATGGCGGTATCTGCGCCGACGGTGCCTAGCTTTACCGTTCCTTCTGATCCTGTATGTGTTGCCATTGGAAAAACTCCTTATGCGGCGGTTTCTACGTCATTTTCAGCGGTGCGATATTGCACAGCTACGGTGAAGCGGCCCACGGCTACCGGCTTTTCACCGTCACCACTCAAATCGGCCTCAAACGCTGTGACTTGCGTATCCTTTGCAAGACCACCCAGCGTAACATCTGCGGCAAGTGCTTCCTCGACTTGCACCGCAATCGCGTCCAGCTTGTTGTCATATGCCAGAGTCATGTTGACATATGCCTCAACAGCCACTTCCAAATTGCGCATTGTCGAACGACTGATCGTCATAGTGTCGAACTCTGTCGTTTCTGTGCGCGTAAATATACACAGCGCTGGCAACTTTGTTTTTTCCAGCGGATAGATCCGGCTGCGAAATACGTTTGTGCCCGTTTCGCCCAACCCTGTCAGCGCCGTCACAATCGCGTCGCGTATTTGCTTTCTAACGTGCGCCATCAATCCAACTCCAGAACCAGAACCGTCATTCCGGTGCCGTCATCCTGCACAATCCGTATTGTGTAGTTGACCGCGTTGATGACTAGCGCGTCGCCTTCTGCGGCGGTTGAAACGTCGGCTGTGCGGCATTGAAAGCGTGGTTGTTGCAATGCTACGCCAACCCCTGCGCCTGTCTCCACCTCAATAAAGTCATTGTCGAAAATGCCGTTGACCGTGACGCCTGCGCCGCCGGATGGCGTATATGTTGCCGCGACACCGAAATCATCAATGCCCACAAATATCGCCCGATCATCTGCACTTTCAACAGCCATCTATTTCTTCTTTTTACCGCGCTTTGTAAGTGCTGCGGCGCTTTTCGTTGTCAGCCCGATTGCGCGGTCCGTGATGCTGGGCGCATCTTCTACTGGTGCGCACTTGCCCATATTGACAAGTTCAATGCCGATGCTCTCTGACACTTCGATCGTGTCGCCGACTGCTCTGGCCTCACCGTGTACGACGATTGCGCGTTTACAAACTAATTTCATAGTCGAACCCCTTTTGGAAAAAGAGGGGCGACCGGAGCCGCCCCGCTAAAGTTAGGATGCGTCGATGTCCAGACACGCAGCGAATGACTGCGCGTGACGTACCGCAACGTCCATTTCCTGCATAACGCGGATACGAACAGCGCCGGTTGATCCGGCTGTGTACGGGTCGATCAAAACGTCTGGTGTGCTAAAGAAGCCGATCATCAACTGGCTGAAATCGCCAAAGATCATCGCAGAGGCAGGATCAAGTGTGCCTTTGGTCAGATCGGACGGCACGTTGTTTGTGACCGCCAGATTGTAGCCATACAGGCTATCCCAAGGCGCATCTAACAGCATTACGCTATCGGTTGACGCAACCTTTGAAGTTGAAGCCATATGTGACTTCACTTTCGGGTTGGTCAGATATGCCAGCGTATTGCCGTTAATCGCAGCGTTGTCAACTTCAACTTCCTTGACCAAATCAGTGATCGCCTGCCAAGTCAGATCGCCACCGTTTGTGCCGATAGCAACTGAACCAATGCCAGCAGTGCCGGTGATGCCTGTCGGCTCATTAGAACCGCCGCCTTCAATGGCAACATCTTCGACTTTCTGGGCCACTGCGTTCAACAGATCGTCACGAACGATTTGCTCAACAGATGGGTCAGACTGGATCATCAGCAGACGTGAAACGTCAGTGAATGCGCCAAGTGATTTTGGCGACATTGTGATCTGTGCGAACACAGCGTTCACTTCTGATGTTGCGCCGTTCTCTGCGACAAATCCGGCAGAAACGCCAGTTGCCAGCTTTGGAATAGCGACGTCACCTTTCAGACCTGTCATAAACCGTGCGCCCAACTCGTTGAACACAAGGCGTGAACGCAGTGCGTCAACAAACTGATCGCCCATATGGTCGGTCGGCTTGAGATGTCCACCGGCTGTGGCTGTGCCAACAGTCAGATCGCGGCGACCAGTCCAAAAGCTGTCTGGTGCATAGAAGCCACGGGCCTCGCGGCCAGAACGCTTTGCGATTTCTTCTGACACTTCGCGCTCCAGACCTTGCAGGCCGGAACCGTTCACCAGACCGCGAACAGCTTTCATAAAGCTATAATCGCGCTCTTCTTTGGCTGACATATCGACCGCACCGGCTGATTGCTCAAGCGGCTTTCCTTCGCCAATGTTGTCGAGCAACAGGCCACGGAACTGATCTACGGAATAACCATCTTTGATTGCCTGATCGGCAAGGTCGCGACGGTTGTGCTTGACTGCGAGCGATGTGATTTCGCTGACAGTCTTTTGAAATTCACGCTTTGCAGCTTCGGCTGCTTCGGCGCGGATTTCGTCGTGATTGATTTCGGTCATCTTGACCTCCTTTTTAATCACAGGTTCAACAAATTCAGCCTTGCGATTGACACCGACAGACGCATCTGCTGGCACCGACACAATGCTGGCTTCATACGGAACCCAACTTGAAACCGCAACCGTCCCGTCACGCTCATTTTGTTGGTCCATTTTGCGGATTTGATAGCCGATGCTGACGTTGCTTCGTATCCCATCCTTGACGTCGTCATATACTTCCCTTGCCAGTGCGCCTTTTCCAAAGCGAACCACCGCCCGCAACTTGCGGTCGGCTTCATCAAGATAAGTGCGTTCAACGACGCCAATCTGTTTTGTCATATCGTGGTCCAGCAACAACGGAGCGTGGCCGCTGTCCAGACGTGACAAATCAATCGCATCACGTTCGTGACGCAAAACTTCTTTTCCGAAAGAACGCTCAACAGGTTCCTCTGATGAAAGTGACATTCTGACCCGCCGGTCATCTTCATCAACCATTTCAGCGTTGCCCGCGCGAAACACTAATTCGCTGCGATCGAAACGGTCATAATCTTCATCATCCGGCTTTGTCGCTTCGACTTGTACCGGCGTTCCGCTTTTGCCGAAAGTGATGGTCACTGTGTCATCAGTTTCGGTAATGTCTTGAATATGTCTATCCATTGTCTGCACCCCGCTATTGTCAATATACCGCAGTGACGCGATTTTGGTCAATGTGCTGAATTTGTGACCGACAAGCCGGTCGGTTGCGTCATAGCCTTCATCAGTTTTGCTATATATGCGGATTAGTGCCGCAGGATCGTCTGCTGTGCCGGTTATTGTAAAATCGCTGTCTGGCACGTTGATTGATCCATCACGTTCGATGCGTTCAATCTCGCCCCGTGCGGTGCCGCCGGATGATCCCCACGACACGAAATCACCAACCGAAAGCGCATCTGGTGCAGCGCGTTCGCCTTCATCAATACGATCTAACATAGCATCCTTCGCTCTTGCCCACGTTTGTCCTGCGTCACCGCCCCACGCTGCCCACGCAACGCGACCGCGCGACGGGTAACCATCTTCGCCGGAACTAAACCCTTCGGCCTGCTTGTCAACTTCGTGCCGACTGAAAAAGCTGTGCATCCGGCGCACCGTTTCAGCAGATAGTTCCTGCCGGTTTACAAGCTGTCTGGCCCTAGCGACAGCGACAGCCGTGCCGCCTTTTTCGCCTTCGGCCCGCCAGTCAAGAAAGCGCCGCGCCTCTGCGGCCATTCCTTCGGTCGGCTTCAAGCTGATTTCTGTGCCTTTATACGTCGCCATCGTCTTGCCCCACGTCAATCGTCGGCTGTGCCGGTAGCTTTGTTCCGAACGGTTGGAAAGCTGTGTCGATGTTGTAACGATCAGCCAGTTCGCGTTCACGATCCACCTGTTCGAACACTTCCTCTGTATCGCGGCCATAATGCGCGTGTATATCCTGCAAGCTAACGATGCCATTGTTCAGTGCCAGCACGTTTGCAGCGATCTCTTTTTGTGGATCGACCCACGCAAACCCGCGCGGGCGATAGATAACGTTGTCGGCAAATAAATCATATTTCTGCATAGGTAGCTGCACACGGCCAACTGTGATCGCCATTTCCAGCCACGACCGATAGATCTCATCAATAAAATGATCGACCATAAACTTCTGCATCATCTTGAAATGGTCACGATCCTCAATAGTGCCTTGCCGGATGCTGCTGTAACTGACGCCTTCCAGATTGTTCGCCAGCGAAACATAGCTGACGCCCAGACCGGACGCGATCGACCGCAAGATTGCTTTTTCAAACTCGCTGAAACTTTCCGTGCCGCTGCTAGGCTCAAAACTCTCAAACGACATTCCAGCAGGCAACTGGATGAAGCTGGCCGGTTCGGCGGCGTCGATCATAGGCGCGTGGCCGTCATAATCGTCGCCGATGAAGCCGTCACCCTCTGGCGATGTGAAAAATCCCATCTTTGAAGCAGCAACGCGGGCGTTGACCAGTGTGGCCTCTTGATAGCCGTCCAGCATTTTTAGCTTCGACAGCACGTTCGACATAGGTGGCACACCGCGCGTTTGTCCGGCGCGTTCCTGCATAAAGCAGTGAATGATTTGATCGGCTGACACCCTGACGTGCTTGCGCTTTGTGCGCGATCCGTAGTTTTGATCGTGATGCGGGTGATCCTCAAACATATAATACGAAAGCGGCTTGCCAGTGCCTTTTTGGATTTCGACGCCCATTCGGACCTCGTTGCCGTTACTCAACCGCGTGTTGTATTCTTCGTCTAGGTAATCGGCTTCCAGAAATTGCAGTGTGAAACCGAAATCGTTGCCGTTCGGGTTGCGGATTTTCTTGATTAGCACTTCGCCATCACGGGCCAATGTCTCAATGAACAGACGTTGCGCCTGCACCCACGACAAGCGGCCGTCGACAGTGCAGAAACCCTTGCGGCCCCACGCTTGAAACGCGCGTTCGATCTGCCGGTTGCCAACAACATCCAGCGATCCGTCAGTGTTCCGCTTCCTAACTTGCATCTGCACCCCAACATCGCCGACAATGTTGGTTTGCATGATCTGCAAATACCGCTTTGCATACGGATGATTTCGGCTGATTTCGCGGCAACGATCGCGCAAGATGCGCAGTGATGGTCTGATCTCACTGTCGGCTGATCGGCTGGTGCTGACAAAATCAGAAAACAGTCGGCCCTGATTTGCGCCATAAAATGAACGCTTACCGGCCTTTTTTGGTTTGGCCTTAAACCTGTCGAAAATGCCCATTTAAAACCTCACCAGAACGGTTTGTCCTGTTTTGTCACCGTTTTTCGCGCGTTCTTTTTGCTTTTCTTTTGTAAATTCAGCGCGATAAAAGTTCCGCGCTTCCAGCAGTTCCTGAAATGACATTTTTGTCAGCGATCTGCCGTTGATGCTGTAGCTGGACACATCCGCGTCAGCTTTGCCGTGCAGGACGCTTTCGATCTTTGCAATCATCTTTTCCGCGTGGCTGCGCGGATCGACGCCATTGGTGTCAAGATCGACGATTGCTGTGAACGTGCCGCGATCGACAACGATACGGTTGCCTGACGCGGTTTCTGTGATCTCTAACTGCCAGTGATAATAACCAGCATCGAACGCCGCTGTGGTCGCGCTGTCTGCTGTGAAAAGATAATATGTTGCGGTTTCCGTAGCGGCGATTTTGATTTCAGATGACCCGCCGCCGGTTATTCTGGCAACGTATTCAGCGCTGTGTGTGGCTGTGGGATAATCATCGACCAGATCGCTGCGTTTCCACTGGATATAATCGCCGACAACGATTTCTTCTGGTGCGCCTTCGGGTGCGTTTGCTGCGTCGAATAGATTAGCCATATTTATCTCCAGCTATTAGCAAACCCGCCGCGTTGCCGTGGCCGTTGAAACACTTGCGGGACTGGCTTTTGAACAGGCTGCTGTTGAACGGGTTGCGCGGCTGCGGCTTCCTGTCGATCAGCGATTGCGTTGATGTTCAAGTTCAAAATAGCCAGCGCACCTATTGCATACACCCGACAGTCAAGTGCTTCGTTTCTTGTGCGGGTCTTGACGAACTCCCGACGCGGAAAACCTTTATGATATTTCGTGACGATCTTTTCAGAAGCCGCCAACTGCTTGAAATATTCATCAGGCCGGTCATCAGGAAAGTGCATATAACCCGCTCCCGCCATTGTAATCTTTAATCGGCTAAATATCAATTCCTTGATATTGTCAACGCCTAGCGTGAAAAGCGGCACCTTACCGCTGTTATTTTTGCTGGGTCTGCTGGCGATCGGCCTGCTTTCTCCGGCCATTCCTTTGATAGCAAAAACCCTGCGGGCCTGACGTGGCCTGACAAAGTTATAGACCGATTGCGTGTAATGACCGCCGCTATCTATACAAGCTGCGCGGATGTTCAATTCGCGGCCATCGCTTGTGACATATGTCGTCGTCAGCAGGCTGTCCAAATCTTGCCACAACTGCGGTGTGGACGGATCGCCATATAACGTGCGGTAATCGAGTGACCAGCTTTCTTCATCTCGTCCCCACGCAACAATTTCGGCTTCGATGCGATCGTCCTGCACGTCAACGCCTGCCGTGACAACAACGACGCCGTCATCCAGTTCTGCGTCAAACTGTTCGGCGCGTTCTGCAACTGCGTAGTCGTCAACCCGTTCGCCCTGATCTTCCCACGTTTCTGCCAGATAGACGTTCGTCCAGACGCGCAGCGTTTCGGCCAGCTTCTTTGCCGACAGGAAATCACGCACACCGTCAGCCAACGGTGTCCACGGGCTGTAAATGCCGTTGATGTGAAAACCAGCGACGCCTTTGAACTCTGCGGTCGCAATCCACTGGCCGTTTCTGACTGCGCGATATCTTGCGGCGTCGTCCCAGACTGATCCGCATTCCTCGCAAACATAGTGCGCGGTTTCTGGCTTGTCTTTCTCCCAACGCACTTGTTGCCATTTCAACGTTTGCTCATGCCCGCAATCGTGACACGGCACATAATATTGCCGCTGGTCGCTTTCATCGAACGCGGTTTCGATGCGTGATGCGCCTTTGTTGGTCGGCGTTGAAACCATCACGATTTTTCTGTTCCAGAATGTCGCAGATCGTTTTCGCGCAAGCTGGATTGGATCGCCTTCAGTTCCGGCGCTTGCTGGGTAGCGATCAACCTCGTCACACAACACGATCCTGATCGGGCGACTGGCAAGCCCGCTGGCGCTGTTCGAACCGACCAGACTTATATGCCCGCCGGTAAACACTTTGTGCGTTGTCGTATTGTTTGCGTCGCGGCTGCGTGGATCTTTCACTTTGCCGCGCAGCGCTGGCGTGTCGCGCAGCATAGGCGCGAGACGATCCTTCGAAAACGACTGTGCCATATCCAGTGTAGGCTGAACGCACAAGATCGGCGCGGGATTGTGATGGATGTGATAGCCAATACAGTTCAGCAGCATTTCGGTTTTGCCAACCTGTGCGCCCGCCATCACGACAACGTCGCGCAGTTGCGGATCGCTGATCGCATCCATAATGCCGCGTTGATAGTTTGCCCTGCCGGTGTGCCACTTGCCTGCTTCGGCACTAGCCTCCGACGACAGCCGCCTTTCGCGGTCGGCCCACTCGCTTACGCTTAGGCGCGGCGGCGGTTTCAGCATTTGCATCGCTGTTGCCACTACCTGACGCAGTGCGTCCTGCGTGTTCGGCTGGTTTGTAGGCTGATAACTCATTCAATGCCTCGTTTATCTGATCTTCCAGCACACTTTGAATAATTTGTATTTCCGTTTCCGTTGCACAGATTGGTGCGCAGATTGTCGGTAGTGCCAACAGTTTTGCTTTCATCGCGCCCATTACGTCGGTCCACGCTGCCAGCACATCATCGCTGGCAACCAGTTCCCGCTTTGCTTTGAGCAATTCTAGTTCAGCCATCTCCGCGTCAGCTTCCATTTTGCGGGCGCGGGCTGCGTTATAATCAGGATCAGCGATCGGCGGTCTGCCTGCCTTTCTTGCTGTATTCGCAACAGTCTGCGTCACCTCGGCCCCCTATTGTTGCAATATTTGCAAAATTCTGTCGCTAGAAATGTTTTGCGGTCG